TAGGCATCGAGTTCGTTCATTCGCGGCTCCAGAAAAGCGGAAAAAGCCCCCGACCATTTCTGGCAGGGGGCTAGTTGATTACGGCAGCAGGATTGCGCCAGCGTACTCGGGGCGGTTCGGAGTCACGGCGTAGGACAGCCATGCATCAACGAACCACAGCTTCGACACGTCATCGAAGAAGACCTTGGTTTGCAGCGGGATCGTCTCGCCAGCGAGCAGAGCACGCGGGCTGAAGGCAACTGCGAGAACCTTGGTGAAGTCGCCGTCGTAGGCGTTGCTGTTGCCTGAGTTCGACAGCAGGTGGCTGGAGATCGTGCTCTCGGCGGGCAGGTTGTTGGACCGAATGGCCGGGCAACCGAACGCCTTGAAGATCATGCCCTTGATGCTGGTGCCGTCAGCGGTGACGTACTCGCCATTGACGATCTGCTCGGCTTGCAGCAGGGTGTAGAACTGCTCGGGCTTGAACGCCAGCATGATGTCATCGGTCTCGGGTTCAACGTCCTTGCCTTCCATGGTGGTAAAGAGGTCAGCAATGGCCGAGTACAGCTTGGCCGGATCGCTCTTGTCGCCCGAGGCCGCGAGGGTCTTGGTCGAGCCGCCGTAGTGCCCGTCGCTGCCGTACGGGCTGGAAGCCAGTTGAGCAGCCTTGATCGCTTGGATGAAGAAGGATTGGTCATAGAACTTGGCGATCTTCTTGCCGTGTTCGACGGCGATTTCCTTGCGGGCATCGAAGTTGGTCTGGAACACGTCGAGCAGCGGCAGCGTGGCGCGGGCCGCGACAACGGTATCCACCGTCACGGTGATCTTCGAGAAGTCGTTGGAGGTGCCGTCCAGCGTGGCGCCGTCGTTGCCCAGCTTCTGCAAGGTCGATTCACCAACAGCGTAGTTGGACAGGGTGGCGGTGCCCTTGACCGACTTGACAGGGATCATACCCTTCAGGACGGACTTGCGGGCGATGGTGCCTTCGACAACACCAGTGAATTCTTCAATGGCGAGTTCCAGCGGATCAACGCCGCCATTCTTGGAATTGGGGCGGACTACAGCAAAGTCATTCAGAGCCATGTGGCTTCCTTTCGGTAATTAAGTTTAGCCGGCCCAAGCGAGACGGCGGCGTTTCAGGTTCTCGTATTCCGGTGAGGATTCGAGGGGCTTACCTCCGAGTCGAGCACCGAGTGCTACAACAGCGGAAGCGTACTCCTTCGGTGACAGCGGGCCGCTATCCCCAGACGGAGGAGTTGCACCAGCATGCGTATCTACCGCAGACTTAGGTGGATTTGATGCATTGACCGCTTGGGCATGAAGACCCTTGAGGTACTGTACGGTCATCTTGGCTTGCAGAGGCGAGCCGTTCAGACCAGCATTGATGTCAGCACGTTCGGCTTCGTCGGCGTTGCTCTTGACCCACTCACGTAGGGCGGCCCATGCAGCGGGGCTACCGAGTTCGCCAACGATGAGTTCGGTGCGGGCCTTATTCGCAGCCTCACGCTGCTCGGTCAGCCCCTTGAAGGACTTCTCCGCAACAGCGAGAACAGCCTCATACCCCTGTGCCTTGTCGCCCATAGTGGCGAGCTTGACTCGCAGCAAGTCGAAGTTGCCCGAAGCTGCCGCGAGGTACTCGGGGTCAGTCGGTAGAACTCCCAGCTTTGCAACGTAGTCGATAGCGAAGTCGAGGCCGGGATCACCGGACTTATCGAACTGCACAGGGGTTGCCGCGACAGGTATTGCCGGGGCGGGAGCAGCCACAACGGGTTGCGCTGGGGCTGGGGACTCAATGGCAGGCGCTGCGGGTGCAGCGGCTACTACGGGTTCAGCTACTTGGGTATCATTGCTGTTCGGCAACTTGTGCTCCTGCTGTTTGTGCGGCTGCTACAGCCCCTTCCTGCATGGCGACAGAGGCCACAGCAGCTTGGGAATCGGCAGTACGCTCGGGTTGGGATTTGACATACTTGCTAGCGTCAAGGCCACGACCTGTTGCCAGATCACGGAAGACTGCATCAATGCGAAGTACGCCTTGTGCTTGTGCGGAGGTCTGATTCACCGCCTCGCAATCAGCGAGGAACAGTTTCAGGTTCTCCAAGTCTGCATTGCGGGAGAGTGCGTCGAGGCCAGTGATGATGATAGGCTCGATGTCCTTATCATTCAGCTTCAAGTTGATCTGCTTTAGTTCCCATTTCACAATGGGTTCTTGCAGGTCGATACTTAAACGCGAATACACACCACCGTGCCCAGTCTCAAGCTCGTTCGCCATCATGCGGACTTCTTCAGCAGTGACACGCTCGGCATTACGGGTTACGGCAGAAGACATCAGGAAGCCACGACCAAGACGATTCACATGCGTCTCGGACATCTTCAGCATTACTTCGAGTTCGCCTACCTTACCAGCAGCGATGATCTCAAGATCACCCTTCACGCCGGGTAGGACTGCACCGTTCTCGGAGTTCATGAGGTCGTGGTGGTTGGTAGCCCCAGCGGGGTTAAGCAACCAACGGTACTCTGACGCAAGCACGGCGGCTTGCACCATCGCCTCACTGAGAGTAGATAGGGCTTCGAGTTCCCCTGAGTATTCCTCAACCAGTCCCGTCCCGTAGTTAGCACGGTCGGACAAGTCCCACGTCAATGCGTGGTAAGGCAAGTCTTCTTCGGTGTAGTTACCGTTGAACGCCTCGGGCAGGAGAATGTCATCAACCCACTGCGTGACGTAGTATTTGCCTTTTTGGAATTTCACCCAGATGAAGAACTCGACGTGCTCCTCGCACTTCTCTTTCTGCATACGGACAGAATCTTGGACTTCTTCTTCAAGCTCATCGAACTGTAGCTGTTCTCGAATGACAAGCTCGATCATGCGCCCAGAGATACTACGGCGCACGCAATAGTTCTTGATACCCATAGCACGGATGTCACCGTCGCGGCGCAACAGGGCGTTACCTGTCACAACCAAATGCTTCAGTGTCTCGTATAGCTTAGGGCGTACTTTGTTCTTGTCGATCACGCGCATGGCCTTACGCTCTGCTTGTGACAGAAGCGCCCCGAGGTCTTCGGGAGTCAGGCCAGCGCCCCTAGCTTCCTCGGATAGTTTCTCCGTTGGCTCAAGGCGGAAGTTCGGGCGACTTGGGGAGAACATGGTAAGCATCAGCTTGTTGGCGATATGATTCACCAATGTAGCCCCGATGGATTGCCAATCTAGTTTGTTCTCGTCGGTGTTCTGGTCGTACCCTTCCTCACTACACAGCTTGCGCAGGGTGAGTTGGGAGTACCGCTGGCACCTGTCGATGAACGCGGAGCGCACACCGTCCAGATGAGTCCAGCGAGATTTAGCAGTAACTTGCTTCATGGGTTACAAGCCGATGGATGTGCCAGCACCTGACCTGCCGAAGGCTGTACGCGGGTTGCGCCTACGTTCTTCTTCAGCGGGAGTGCTGACAGGTGCGGGGCCGATGGACACATCGGGTGCTCCGGGCGGCTTGGGCGCGAGAGCCTTGATCTTTTCCTCAGCGGCTTGCCGAGCGGCAAGTCCCTCGCGTTGAATCTGGGCGGCTTGTGCAGCGAAGCGCGCCTGTTGTGCTGTAGCTTCAGCGGCCTTCCGCGTCTCTGCGGCTTGCTCCTCTGCTGCTCGCTTGATGGAGTCGTCGCCCCCACCAAAAATGCTATCGAAAATCTGGCTCATGCCACCTCCTTGATGAGGATGTCAGCGGCTTGCCGGTATCCTGACCGGAGGTACAGTCGGCGGACGGCTGCTGGCTTCCGGGTTAATGAATTGCCAACGCTGATATAGCGCACGTCGTGGTGTTTGGCTAGGGTATCTAGTACCCGCAGCACCCCCTTGAACGTGTTCTTTTGCGTATGGTCGTACTTGAAAAGCAGAAGCTCGTGGAGCACTGGGAAGTTCTTCGAGTGCCACGCGGACTTCGTTATGACATATAGAAGCAGGGTGTGACCGCCAATCCACCAGCAGCGTAGCTTTCCGCTGACCCACTGGCTTATTGCGTGGTCAACGTCGAAGGCGTCTTGGTCTATCCCAAGGCTCTCAGCCTCAGCGCGAGCCAAAGCGAGAACCCTACGGAGGCCAGCCTCAACGTCCTGTGACGAATCCATTGCGCAGGGCAGCTAGCACAGCTTGCACGCCGAGCAGGTAGCCGGCTTGGATGTCCGTTACGGACTGATTGACCAGCGGCTTAGGCATCATGGCCTCCAACTTGTCGTACTGCTTTGAGTTCAGCACAACAACAACTTCGGTTTTCGTATCGGGATTCATGTGGCTCCTTGTCTGTAGGCGTACTGAATCAACAGGTAATCCGGTACGCCTACGAGAAGAAGAACTCAGACGTTAAGACTTCACGAATGTCCAAGTTCCCTTGGTTGGGAAGTGGTGGTAGGCCGTATGCCTCGTATCTGTTACGCAGATCACCCAGCGGGGAATGAGTAGAATACATCTGTACGAATGTCTCACGAATAATGTGATACATAGCTTGGGCATCGGCAGCATGAGTACCGTAGTCATCATGGATCATAGCCAGTGAAGTAATACCAGCACGACCAGCAGCTACAGTAGTCAATGTCATGTGTGCTGCATCAAGCGAATGCACAAAGTTCGGAGCTATGCCATTGCGGTGCTTACTACGCGAGGGATCATCCGTCTCTGAATAGCATACGATCTTGGTGTTACCGCAGAGCTTGGTGTTGATCCTGTGCTCATTGACTTCCCAATACTGCTGAAGCACTGGGAACCCAGTAGGTGCATACCATCGGATACTCTGCTCTCCAGAGCGGATCAGCAGAGACGCCACCTGCTGTAGCCAGTTCATAGCCTCGCGTGCCTTGACCACGACATCACCGATGGCCTGCCAC